TCTTCTACCTTTAGCACCCTTGAACTTCTGTATACAGAACTGAAACAACTCAACCAAAGGTGCAGGTCCTGATGCTCTACCACCAAATGTTTTTAGTCTAGCACCTGCAGGTCTTACCTGTGACACATCCCATTTAGGTACTTGCCCTACATATAACATAGCAATAAGTTCTCTCAATGCTTTTGCCCAACCGGGTCTGCTGTCACCAACAGTTATGGTAGTAGTGCTGTCCTCAAAGTGTTCATTTACAATAGGTAGCTTGTCTACATTCTCACGTTCAACAGAGAAACCTACACCTGTACCACACATTAAGATATACATACATTCATCAAATGAACGTGGGCTATCTACAGGTATGTAGCTACAATTATAACCACCCACATGGCAACGGTCTAAGGCAGGTCCTGCAGTCATTAATGCTCTCATGCTAGGCATAACACCTAAACTCATTATCTGCTCTGTAAGCTTCTCTTTTAGGGCTTTAGTGATGGTGTACGAATGGTTCTTCTTAAGGTGGTCAGACATGTAATCAAAGTATCTGTCTACAGTCTCACCCCAATTCTCTCTTCTCTGTTCATCTTCCTTCCATCTTGCATAGCGAGAGAGTGCTATGAAGTTTTGGTAGTCTGTTGGTAAATAGTTTTGTATCATGTTCATTACTCCGTTATTGTTTTTATGTTCTTAATCTTAATTCCTTCTACATCATAGAAGTATTCTTGTATGCCTTCTTCTATTTCTATTCCTACATTTTCATCAGCAGGTACAGGGTACTCTTCAGGGTCTACCTCTAGTGTAAGAAATATTTTAACTCTTATCATCGTAGACCTCAATAAGTTTATTCAGATACCACTGTGCTTTCCTTAAGTCTTCTACACCATTCTTATATCTAAATCTCCATAAGTACTTGACTATGTTTCCTTGTAAATAATAATCAAACCCATCGACTAACATAGCTTCTAAGGCATCGATGGTTTCAATACCTGCTTTGTTATAATGGATAGGACTATTAACCATGTCCTGTTTTGTGTGTTCTACTTCTTTAAGTTTTCTTGCCATATAATCTGTATACCTTTCCATTATGCGTTGCCTTCAGTGTCTGAATTAATAGTTATATGTATAACATTATCTTTGACACCCACTATGTTAGCTTTTGGTTTGTTCTTTTCTTTTATCATATCATGATATTCTTTGTCAACAACATTTTCAATAAAATCATTTATGTCATCTCGAAGTTCGTTGTCATCTTCTGTCAAAGGAACTATGGCACACATCATCTTACACAAATGTAATACTTGATAATAGTCTTCATCGTTCATCTTATTATCAGGGTCTGTTATTATACCTATATCGACAGCACCATTCCATTCATGCTTTTTATTAAGCATAGGTCTTACTCGTATAATAAAATCTTTTCGTAGGAGTCTTGCTCTTATCCTTCGTTTCTTTCTAGGTGTCTTATCCATAGTCTATCTCCTTTTTATTTTTGCACCCTTGAACTTTATAAAAGTAGGATGTTTATTCTTTCCCTTTTCTTTTAACCAATCTTCAGGTATGATTCTATCATAATATCTAAAGCCATGTTTCATACACCATTGTGCATATGTTGACTTAGCACCTTTGCTTAGTTTACTTCTACTGTTTGTGAATACAAAACGTATGTCGAGATTAGGATGTTGTTTCTTTATACACAAATGTTTTCTTCTGTCTGTTGCTAAAAATCTTCCTTTAGTTTCTATTATTATACCATTGTTTAATATAAAGTCAGGGGTATAGGTGCGATAAGTTAAGTCTTCCCACTCTATCTTAATAGATTCATAATCATACTTGTGCTTATGTTCCTTTAAATATAAGGAGAGGGCATGTTCTAACCCACTCCTATACCCATATTTTATAGCTTCTCTTCTAATGCTATGAGGTGGCATTAAAAGTTTCGCCAAGATATAAATGGATTGCTATATGAATATGTATTAGAATAACCTAAGTTCTTTAGTTCCTCTTTTACTGCTTCATCCGCTGCTTTTCTAGCTTCAATAGCGTCACGCAAACCTGCTGTACGCATTTCACGATATGCTTTCTTAGCTTCCGCTAATTGCTTTTCCATTTCATCTATTTCAGATTTAAGTTCTTCAACTGACTTGCTCATTATTATTATACTCCTTTCTTAGTTCTACATAAGACACAACTTTAGGGAACTGTGCCTTAGACATTACTGAAGGTAAGTCCTTCAAGTTTTCCCAACAAGAATACTTGTAGCTACAGAAACTGCAACTTGTTCCAAGTATCTTATTACCTGTAGGCTTACCCCTAAATGTTTCCTCTACAGGTTCAAAGCATCGTTCAAACTTATTCTCTTGTACAGTTTTAACTGTTGCTTCAATCTTCTGCATTTCTTTTTCAACATCAGCATTTTGTGCTGACACATATTTAAATGCACCATTAGCTTTATTGATTACCCACCAACCACCAATCTTTTTCTTGGAAGCTTTTGCATAACCAATTAGCTGACTAACATAACCAAAGGGGTCACCATCACTTAATGTTTCAAAGGACTCAAACTTATTATCGTATGACCATGCAGATGCAGACTTAACATCGTCAACTGCACCATCTATAACTAAGTCATACGTGCCTGATACCTTCGTGTCTCCTACATCTAGTGATACAGTCTCAGGTTCTTCATACTTAACACCTGCACTTTTAAGTATACCCTTGAAGACTGCTTCAACTATATCTCCTAACATCATGTTCATCATAAAGTTATTTGGTTTAGCTGAAGCAACTTCAGGTTTATTCTTTTCAAACCACAATTGACAAGTAGGTCTACCTAAGTTAGACATACGTAAAGTAAAGTCACCCCTTTTATTATCCCCACCAAACTGCTTTCGCAGGGCATTCATAACGTCATTGCCTACCTGTTGAATTACTTCTTCAGTCATAGCAGACTTACCATTTACAGCATCAGTCATGTATTGATGCACTGCGAGTTCAGCGGGATGGTTCATTATGCTACGTCTTCTGAATCAATGTCTACAAAGTCTTCGACTGTATTCATATCATCTTCTCTTATATCCTTGTTTGCATTCTCACTCCAAGCATTTAATATATACTCATTGTAATTCTGCACCCAAGCTACGAAGTCACCGAATCTCTTCTGCTCTTCGTCAGTTAACTCTAACACAGATGTAACATCAAGTGATGTGACAGGTAAGTAGAAGCTATTACCATTAGGTAACTTTCTCTCTTCTGTATTAGCTGTAACTGTATGTTGTACAGGTAATCTTTTCATCTTGGCTAGTTGACTAAAGATAGCACCAACAGTTTTGAATGCATCTCTATTCTCTACTTCCCAAATGAAAGGTAGTGTGCCTACCTCTACAGGATTACCTGCATTATCAGTTGGATTAATTAATTCTATTGTACCAAAGACTGCACGTACTCTTTTAATCTGTCTGATTAAATCCTGCATCTTCTCAGGTAAAGCTTTAAAATCTTTAATCCAACCTGAAGGTTTACCACAGTTAAACCCACCATCGTTATCCTTTAAATCTATATTGAGATTGTCTCCCATGATAGTCTTAATGTAACGATTAGGTTTATCTCCTACACCCATGACGAATCTTTTGTACATGAATCTTTGTAGGTATGGTCTTATCTTAGCTGAAGTAGCAAAGTAAGTATCCCCATCAGGTATCTCAAGTTTGTAAGTACCACCTTCAACTACTTCTACTTTAGTCATCTTACCCTTAACCTCTTCTTCTCCCATGATAGGAGTATGGTTAATTCGTAGCCTTGCTAGAGTACTCACTTGCTTCTTTTCAGAAGTGCTTTCACCTGACATGCCCATGACTTTAGCCATCGCTGAATAGTTGTCCTTATCAATTGTTATTACTTCATTTGTCATATATATTTCCTTTCTCTTTGTTAAAGTCTTATAGTTATATCAGCTAACATCTTTAGTGTCAAGCCAATTATCACCTATTTTTGCTTCTAATAATAATGGTACATTAAATTCTATACCAAAATGTTTTTCAATCAAACCATTCATCTGTGAGTTGACATGCTTTATAATATCTAGCACCTGTGTTTCCTCATCAGGATGAGTGTCGATTACAATGGAGTCATGTACACTGTTGACTACACAACTCTGCATAGTCTGTAATAACTCATCTATCTTAAGAAGAATTAAGGGAACTATATCAGCAGTAGCAAATGACTGCACAGGATAGTTCTTTATCTGTGTGAAGTGCGATACACTCCCATTCCTTCTTCTCTTTACATCAGGAAAAGAAAACTCTCTACCTGATGGTGTTCTTATCTTGCCTGTGTTTACAGCTTCTTTAGCCAATCGGGTGTGCCATGACTTGATTCCTGTGTACTTCTCTGTGAAGTGTGAGTAGTATTCAGCTTCCGCTTTAGTTCTTCCAAATCCTGTTGCTCCATATAAAGGTGCAAACGTGTGTGCTTTCGCATCTTGGCGAGAAGTAGGTTGACCCGCATCTGTAATAACTTTAGACGTATATGAGTGAACATCGAACCCTGTAGAAACTTCATTTATAGCTACCTCATCTTGTGATAAATAGGCAGACACTCTAAACTCTAACTGTGCAAAGTCAGCTTCAAGTATCTTGCCACCTTTCCAACGTGACACGAACACCTTCTTCACAGGAAATGTACCACCTCTAGGCATATTCTGCATGTTAGGGTCTGCACCACTAAATCTACCTGTTGAAGTTCTGTGTTGTAACAATCTCACATGAAGCTTTCCATCAGGCTTTAGGTATGTATTAATACCATCAACGAATGATGATAAGTATGTCTCAACTGCACTCAATCTACGTACATCATGTAAGAACTTCTCAGCTTCTTTCATGCCACGTTGTTTTGCTACACCTTCTAGTAACTCTAGTTGTGTCTTACTAGTTGAGAATCCATTAGCACTTATCCATTTAGGATTAGGTGCATTAAACTTTAATCCCGCCACACTGTCCACAATATCAGTAAAAGTATGAGCATCCCCATTACAATTCTTACATTTGGTAGGGTTGGCATAAGGTGTTCCATCTTTCTTTACCTTTCTAATTTCTCCCCATCCATTACACTCAACGCAAGTAGATGCACGTTGCTTGTAAAGAACTTTAGAGTGTTGTTTAATATTTGTACGAAACATTGAGTCACTCATATATGGCTCAAAGTTATTTGCCCACATAGCTTTATCATGTGGCTTTCTACTATAGATAACCCAAGATAATTGTTCAGGACTATTAAGATTGATACGTATGTCTCCCATGAGTTTACTTACTTGCTCATTCAAAGATACTCTCAAGTCTTTTCGTTCCTGTTCAAACTCTTTTCTAACACCATCCAATGCAGTTATATCTACAGTAAATCCTCTTTGATATATCCTAGCTAGTGTAACTGCTACTCTATTCGTTAAGACTACAGTAGTCATCAGCCCACCATACTCAGTAGAGTTTAGCTTTTTATATATCTCATTACTTAACTCTTGTGTAGCATGTAAGTCAGCAGATAAATACTCAGCTAGTTCTTCATGTGGTATCTCATCTACACCAAGACCTTTCTTGAAGTACTCTTTCAATGTATCTTGTTTCTTAGTATTCAAGTTATATCTTTCTGCACATGCTTCAAGAGATAGTGGTTGTTTCTGTCCACGTTGTAGTACATACTCACCTAACATTGTATCAAATACAGAGCCATCATATTTGAATCCACATTCCCATATCCACATCAAGTCATGCACAATATTGTGTCCAATGAGAATGGTAGCTTCATTGAGTAGCTCCTGTAATCCATCATAGTTATCTCTGAATAAATACTCCTTACCTGTATCTGTCAAACAACCAACCATGACTAGTTTATTGTCTGTCTCGAATGGGTCTAGGTGTAACTTACCATCTCTATGTGTTACAGTATTCTCTACGTCTAGTGTTAGCTTCATGCTTCGTACCTCGCTGTTCTATAATTCAATTCACAGTGTACACTACCATGCCAACCTGTCAACTTATTTTTAACTACATTCAAGTGTCTTTGTGTATCTTCTTCATCTTGCCCTTCTACCTGTGGGTTCTTAGCAATCAGAATCATTAAGTCAGCTTCCGCAGCCTTGCCTGTACGTGACCCTTCCATCATAGCTTGGTTAAGTATAACCTTACCTTCAGCTTCAGCAGATAACTGTGACATGTAAAAGACTGCACACTCATGTTGTTTAGCTATCTGTCTAGCATGTACTGCATTCGCTTTGAGTGCTTCATCCTGTCTAGCAAAGCCACCTGTACGTGCAAACTTATCTCCCATATCCAAGAGTACCACATCAGGTTTGTATGCCTTACACACACTCTCTACCCATGCCATGTCTCTACCTGTCGCATCCTTAATCTTGATTCTATCTTTGACAGGTGCATACAAGTCACGTGCCTTGGCAGGATTAGCTTTTATCTCTTTCATTTCCATACCTGTCGATGCAGTCAAGTACCTAGCACCTACCCTGTGATAACCTTCTTCGTTACACAGTATGATACAGTTAGCACCTTGATGTGCAAAACCATTTGGACTAGCAATCAAGCTTGCATGAAAGGATGTCTTACCTGTGTTAGGTCTAGCACCTATCTCAATCAAGTGTCCTGCATTCACACCCTCTACCTTACGTGTAAGGCTAGGTATGTTGAATGTCCATCTAGCTTCCAAATCATTCTTAGCTAAGAGTGTATCTAAGTCTATGTCTTCCCACTCAATATTTAAGTTGGGAGTAAAATCATCCCCATAATGCTCAAGTATATTACGAAGAGGTTCAAGAGAGGACTTAGCACCATTAACATAGTCAAAGCCAAGATTAGCAATGTCTTCACCAACAACCTGTTGGAATAATTTCGAGAGTACTTCTTGTGCGATATCAGTTCCAAGTGGTTGCTCCTTCTTTACTTGATGAAACAAAGCAGAGTATGCTTGCTTCTGTGCAGTAGTCATTGATGGATTGTTAGACATAAACAATGCTTCAATCTCATCAGGTGTTACTGTTCTTGCATATGTATCCATAGCTTTATCTATGGCACTCTTTATCTGACGTACATCCTTACTAAATAATCTATCAGGACATTTAGCACCTCTGTGTTCATCATAGAATGTCTTGTCCATCAGACTTCTTATTAGTGATAGTTCCATGTTGGGTCTCCTTCTATTGTTGTTGTTGGGTTAGGTTAGTTAAATTTAATTTGTCTATAGGTTCACGATATTTCAAGTCATCTTTTAATCTAAGTATCTTAATATCATTAACGTATCCTCGTAACTCTTTATCTGACGTACATCCTTACTAAATAATCTATCAGGACA